GTGACAGAGATCACCGTGCGCAAGCCGCTCTCTGGTGCCCTGCGCGGCGTGGCCCTCGTCGATCTGCTGAACATGGACACCCACAGCCTGCATAAGGTGCTGCCGCGCATCACCGAACCCGCCCTCACCGAGGCCGAGCTGCGCAAGATGGACCCGGCCGACCTGGTGCAGCTGGGCAGCAAGGTGAGCCGTTTTTTGCTGGGCAAGCGGGCGGAGGACAGCGACACGTAACCCTGCCCGCCTGTGTCGACGACGCCATGGCGGATATCGCCATGGTGTTTCACTGGGGGCCGACCGAGATGGCCCCCATGCCCCTCGATGAGCTGATGGACTGGCGAGAGCGCGCCCGGCAGCGCGTGGAGCAGACCAACCGACCGCAACGCCCGCCACAACGCCGATAAGGAGCCCGCATGGCCCGCGATCTCAACCTGAGCGTTACGCTCAGCGCCATCAACAGGGCCACCGGGCCACTTCGTCAGATCATGCAGGGCAGCCAGGGTGCCGGCCGCGCCATTCGCGACACCCGCGACCAGCTGCGCAGCCTGCAGGACCAGCAGAAACAGCTCACCGCCTTTCGCGACATGAGCCGCCAGAGCCACGCCACCCGGCGGGCGCTGATGGACAAGCGCGAGGAGCTGCGCCAGATCTCCCAGCAGCTGCAGAGCACCGAAGGCCCCACCCGCCGCCTGACCCAACAGCAGGAGCGCGCCCAGCGCGAAGTCGACAAGCTCACCCGTGAATACCGCGGCCAGCGCGACAGCGTGCGCGAACTCGCCCGGCAGCTACCGCCGGGCATCGAGGGCACCCGCGGACTGACCCAGCAAAACGAAGCGCTGGCCCGCCAGATCGAAGAGACCAACCGCCGCCTCGAGCGTCAGCAGGATGCCCTGCGCCGCCTGGGCAATGCCGACGTGAGCGGCCATTTCCGCAACATGACCGGCGAGGCCAGGCGCTTCACGCGCAACCTCACCATCGGCGCCACCCTCGCCGCCGGCTCCATCTTCGGGCTCGCCAGCTCCACTGCCAGACTGGGCGACGACGTCGCCAAGACCGCCGACATCATGGGCATCGGCATCGCCGAACTGCAGGAGCTGCGCTACGCCGCCGAGCGCGCCGGGGTGGGCACCGACGCCCTGGACAGCAGCATGCAGCGTTTCGTACGCCGCATAGGCCGAGCCGCCCAGGGCGGCGGTGCTGCTGCGAAGGCCTACGAAGAGCTCGGGCTCAACGCGACGGAGCTGGCTGCCATGCGCCCCGAGCAGGCGCTGGACGTGATCGCCGATCGGCTCAACGAGGTCGAGGGGCAAACCAACAAGCTCGCCTATGCCAGCGCCATTTTCGGCAACGCCGGCGAATCGATGATCAACATGATCAAGGGCGGATCCGGCGAGCTGGCCGAGCTACGCCGCCAGGCCCAGGAAACCGGCTACGTGCTGGAAGAGGGGGCGGCGCGAGGCGCCGAGGACTTCCAAGACGCGCTGCTCGATGCCCAGCTGAGCATGAAGGGCATGAAGAACACCATCGGCGCCGAGCTCATGCCCGCCGTGACCGATCTGATGGGCGAGTTCACGGGTTGGATGCGCAGCAATCGCAGCGAAGTGCAGGCATTCGCCAGACAGTTCGGCGACAGGCTGCGCGCGACGGTGCCTGTGCTGATCGAGCTGGCCCAGGGCGTGGGCGCGTTCGCCAGAACCCTGACCGATCTCACGCTGCGGGCGGCCGACCTCGTCGGCGGATTCGACAAGCTGGCCCTGATCCTCGGGGTGCTGTTCGCCGGCAAGCTGATCATGAGCGTGGTGATGTTCGGCATCAGCCTGGTCAAGGCCGGCGCCGCGCTGGGCAGCCTGGCCGCCACTCTGCCGGGGCTGGTCGGCGGCATCAAGGCGCTGAGCCTCGCCTTCGCCGCCACGCCAATCGGCTGGGTCATCGCCGGCATCACCGCCATCGCCGCCGGGGCCATCTACCTGTGGCGCAACTGGGAGACGATCGGGCCCAAGTTCACCGCCCTCTGGGACACACTCCGCGAGCTGCCCGGCCGCGCCTGGGCCGGCATCAAGGCGGCATTCGAGGACGGCATCGGCGGCGTGACCCGGCTGCTGTTGGACTGGTCGCCGATAGGCCTGGTCACCCGCACCTGGTCCGGGCTGTCTGACAGCATCGGTAATGCGCTGGGGGCCGCCAAGGGCGCTGCCGCCATCGCCTGGGACGGCATCAAAGCGCTGCTGGACTGGTCGCCGATAGGCCTGGTCACCCGCACCTGGTCCGGGCTGTCTGACAGCATCGGCAATGCAATCGAGGCCACCAAGGGCGCTGCCGCCATCGCCTGGGGCGGCATCAAAGCGCTGCTGCTCTGGTCTCCCATGGAGACACTTCGAGGCGCCTGGGCGGGCGTGTCCGAGCTGTTCGCCGTGTTATGGGGTGTCGTTCGCGCGGCATTCGCCGACGGCATCGGCAGCGTGACCCGGCTGCTGCTGGACTGGTCGCCGATCGGCATCCTGTGGCGCGGCATCCGCGCCGGCCTGGCCGCCCTGGGCATGGAGCTGCCCGCTTCGCTCAGCGAGCTGGGCGGCATGATCATCGACGGCCTGGTCGGCGGCCTGCGGGCCAAGTGGGACAGCCTGCGCGACACCATCGGCGGCATCGCCGACGGCGTGGTCGGCTGGTTCAAGGACAAGCTTGGCATCAACTCGCCCAGCCGCGTGTTTGCCGGCTTCGGCGGCGACCTGCTGGACGGCCTGATCAACGGCATCGACGAAAAGTGGAGCGTGCTCAAGGACAAGATCGGCAGCACCGCCGGTGCCGTGGTCGGCTGGTTCAAGGATCGGCTAGGCATCAACTCGCCCTCGAGGGTTTTCGCCGAGCTGGGCGACGACACCCTGGCCGGCTACCGCCAAGGGCTGGAACGCTCGGAAGACGGCGCGCTGCGCGAGATCAAGCGCTTCGGCGACCGCGTACGCCGTGCCGGTACCGGCCTTGCCCTGGGCGCCATCGCCACCGCAGCCGTCGCCGGCGGCGAGCCGGGGGGCAGCGGCCCTGGTGGCGGCATCGCCTTCGATACCCGCCCGCCCCTCTCGGCCTCGGCCGGAGGCGGGCTGCAGGTGAGCATCGGCGAGATCAACGTGCACGCCGCGCCAGGCATGGACGAGCAAGCCCTCGCCCGGCTGGTGGCGGCGGAGGTACAGCGCGCCCTGCAGCAGGCCGAGCAGCGCCTGCGCGCACGCCAGCGCTCCGCGCTTTACGACACCGACTGACCGACACCGATTGAGGACAGCCCCATGATGATGACCTACGGCCTGTTCGTGTTCCGCCTGGGCACGGTGGCCTACCAGGAGCTGCAGCGGCAGACCGACTGGCGCCACTCGCCCCAGGGCCGCGTGGGCGCCCGCCCGGCACGCCAGTTCCTTGGCGCGGGGGATGACACCATCACGCTCACCGGCACTCTGCTGCCCGAGTTCACCGGCGGCCAGCGTCATCTGGACGAGCTGCGCCGCATGGCCAACGACGGCAAGGCCTGGCCGCTGATCGAAGGCACCGGCAAGAACTACGGCCTGTTCGTGATCGAAAGCCTGGGCGAGCGCAAGGCCGTATTCTTCCGCGACGGCGCCGCCGCCCAGATCGACTTCGACCTGGTGCTCCAGCGCGTCGATGACGATGACCGCGAGCGCCTCGCCGTGCTCGATGCCGCCACCCTGCGCCTGGTGCGGGGGCTGTTCGCATGAGCCGCCGGCCCGACTACCGCATCCGCCTGCAGGGGCAAACCCTGAGCCCCGAGCTGCGCGCCCGCCTGATCAGCCTGCGCCTCACCGATCGGCGCGGCATGGAGGCCGACCAGCTCGATCTCACCCTCTCCGACCACGACGGCCGCCTGGCCCTGCCCCCGCGCGGCGCCGAGCTGCAACTGGCCATCGGTTGGCACGGCGAGGGCCTGGTGGAGCGCGGCACCTACATTGTCGACGAGGTAGAGCACAGCGGCAGCCCCGACCAGGTGAGCATTCGTGCCCGCAGCGCCGACATGCGTGGCGACCTGCCCGGCAAGCGCAGCCGCAGCTGGGACGAGCTCACCCTCGAGCAGATCATCGAGACCATCGCCGGCCAGCACGCGCTCGAGCCCATCATCGGCCAGAGCTATCGCGGCGCCCTGGTCGAGCACATCGACCAGACCGAGGAGTCGGATCTCCATTTCCTCACCCGCCTCGCCGAGCGCTTCGACGCCGTGGCCACCGTGAAGGCCAAGCGGCTGCTGTTCGTTGCCGCCGGACAGGCACTCACCGCCAGCGGCCTCGAGATCCCCACGCTCACCCTCACCCGCCGCGACGGCGACCAGCACCGCTACACCACAACCGACCGCGACAGCTACAGCGGCGTGGTGGCCAAATGGCACGACCCGAACGACGCCGAGCCCCATGACGTTATCGCCGGTGCCGACGACAACCCCAAGCGCCTGCGCCCCACCTACGCCAACCAGGCCGACGCCCTGGCCGCCGCCGGTGGCGAATGGCAGCGCATCCAGCGCGGCCATGCCGAGTTCTCGATGATGCTCGCCGAAGGCGATCCGCGGCTGATGCCGGAAACCCCGGTTCGCCTGCGCGGCTGGAAGGAAGAGATCGACGCCACGCCCTGGATCGTGACCGAAGTCACCCACGACCTGAGCGATGGCGGTTTTACCAGCAGCGTGCAGATGGAGGTGCGGGGCGAGTAGGCGGCGCTACGCGAAATCCAGAACAGAACGAAGGGCAGCCGGGCGCAGATTTGGCGTAGCGCGCCCACGAAAAAGCCCCTGCTCTTCCTGAGCGGGGGCTTTTGAATGGTGCTTCTATCATCCCTGGCGCCGGGGCAACCCGGTCGCGCGTCGAAGCGCCAACTCAACCCTAGCAGCAGGCCCGGCATGGCGGTAAGAGCAAATTGCCGAAGCGGCTGTAAGCGATTTCCGACGCCCGGCTACTTGATCTCCAGCTGCCGTGTGGCTCCATCCCATACTGCCAGCACGCGGCCGCCACGGTTGATCACATTGGCAGTGCGCAGCACGTTGCCCGGACCGGCGATCAGGCACTGGAACGTTTCCGCCAT